TCAACAGAGATTTAGTTGGGCTAACGGATTTAAACGCCGAGTCTCTTGAAGGTGTGCGGGGGACAAGTGCGCATATCGCATTGTCATTGTTAGGCTTTGATGTCCTAGGTCTTTTTGCAGGTGAAGTATGTTCCCGCCCCCCATCATAAAATGGCTTGCGAAGCTATGTCTTAATACGTGCGTCAGTTGCCCGTCCGATTGCTTGAGATTTGCTTGAATAATTGCTTCTCTAAACGCTGAGTATGAGGACGTAAATAATCGCTCGCCGAGTCCGTTTAATTTGTGATGTGATATGAGTTCTTTTGCTAACCGCTCCGTGATGGCGACGGCTCTTGATTTACTTGATTTTGTTTGTGTGAATAAAATTTGGTTATTTCTTATTTGTGATACTTTCAACGACTCAGCCTCACCCCATCTTGCACCGGTAGCAAGGCAAACCTTGGCGATTAATGCGACATGTATATTTTTTGATTTTTCTAATTGTTCTACCAGGAGTGCAATTTGATCTTTTGTTAAGTAGGTGCGCTCAACTTCTTGAAGTTTAAAGGCACGTAACTGCTTCAACGGATTTTCTTTTTGCCAATGGTTCAATCGAATGCACTCGTTAAATACGGCTCTCAGATATGCGTGTTCATGGTTGAGCGTATTTGCGGATATTCCAGCCTCAAGTCGTTTCATTCTGTATTCAGCAAATTTATCTGCTGAAAATAAGTCTGCGCGAGGATTTTCCATAGCACTGGCAGCAGCAATTAGTATTCGTTTCCTTCCTTCCCCATCTTTTAGGCTTGTGCCATGGTGTTGATACCATAGCTCGATCAGATCAGTTAGTTTTCGTGAGTCTTTTTTGGGGGGAAGCCATTCGGGTTGTTGTTGCACTTTTGATTGAACGAAGCGCTCCCATGCGATCGCTTCTGGTTTCGTTCGGAATGTCTTTTTTACCCTTTTTCCAGCCCGCCCACCCGGTTGGATATTCACTTGCCAACCTGTTTTAACTGGGATTATTGCCATTGTTAATTTTGTGGGAATTTAAGTTTGTTCAAAATATTTGTGAAAAGGGATTTAGCACTTTGGATACCATCTTCCAAATTTAATGTCGCACTCATATTTTCACGCTCTTTATATATTGCTTTGTTTATTGATAGTGTTTCTTCATACCGTTTCATTCTGATATTGCGCATTTCTTCGTCGAATTCCAACAAAAATAGATCATCTTTTAAGTCGGATTGTAAAGCCCTCCGAATTCGTTCAAAGCACATGTATGTTCCTGGGAGCATCAGCTTTGATCTCAATTCGAAAACTTGGTTTCTCACTTGTTCATTGAGGTCGTTTCGTTCCGACTGATTAGACGGTACGCCTTTTAATAGCTGCTGTTTAAGTAGTCTTTCTGCTGTCGTCCATTTTTGTGGCGGTGCATTCTCGATGGGCCATTCGCTTTCCACGTTCTGTGGTGCGATATGACCAAATTCTGGCTCGGTATCTCCGGTTGCAAGCCAGTAAGCATAATTCGGCCAGTTTTTAGCAACTGATTCGATCATTTCAGCCGTCGGTCGTTGGCGTTGATGCCAAACTGATTTCCATGAGTTTGCTGCTATGCCGGTTATGTTTTCCATTACTTTAAATCTGGTTGTTTGTGGTGTTTCTGCATCAATAATTTTTATTAGTCTCTCACTCAACATAATTTGCTCCATAAATAAATTGTGATTTATTTTAACCGCTATGTGTATTTTGCAGGGTATTTAATCTTAATGTGATAAATAATCACAATAAATATTGATTAATGGCGTGCATTGTGTAAATATATATCCATCGTGATTGATTTTTAATGGAGAGACTGTGGATATTGATATCAATCTTTTTGGTGGCAGCCCGTTCGTGTCTCGTGAGAGGTTTGCTGCTCAAGTTGGTGTGCCAGTCGGAGTAGTCATTGGGTGGTGCAATAAAGGCTTAGTCCCAACAATTTCTATTGGGAAATATTCACTTATTAATATCTCATTGCTACAAAAGAAATGTATAGAACGGGAGTTTTCATTATGAATGTAGAAATTTGCAGTAATGGAAAAGAAATTCCTCCTTTTTGGCTGTCATCTGTTCAAAACCCGACCGCAATCACACGGACAAAGCGCTCTAGAGCTCGCTTCATATTTTTATTTAGAATTGTGACTGTTTTTGGTCTTTTGTTTGAAGGTGCATCGCACGATTTTTTAAGTTGTGTTTTGCTTGCGCGCCGCCAGCATAAACGCTTACATCAGTTATCGATTTATCCATCCCACATTAATCTGAGAGTACAGATCTTCTTTCCTAACGGTCGACGTGCACCTTTGCAGCTTCTTATTGATGCATTGAATGCAATGGATGCTCCCGTACCTTCTACTGTATGGGGGTGTCCAACTCACTCGAATCTTGGACAGCTTGTTTCTAATCGTACAAATCATCTGCACACCAAATTTTCGGCGCTCGTCGGCTTACAGGTTGGCGGTAAAAAAATCGCCGCCCGCAGCGGCTTTCGCCGCGAGGACGGGACTTTTTTTACCGCCAACGAGCGCCGTCTAGGTATATATGGCGATAACGGCGTCACCTTTCTAAAAAGATAACTTTTAATGACTCGTTTGAAAGGACATGTGCAAACTGATTTATTTGAGTCTGAATTAATAGATACAACTAAATCGATTGTTGAAAGAGTTAGAGCATATGCAAGTGATGAAAACGTGGATCGTTTTGTTTGGTGGTCTCATCCAGATCGTTTTGAATTGAGAAGCACAGAACCTTGGTTATCTGTGTTTATACATTTGACTTAAAGCAGAAAAATAATGATTGAAGCTAAAGATATTTCTTCCATGCGTTTGCCAGATGGTTTTGGAATTGAGGTTGATGTGCAAACCGGCGAAATTCGTAAACAAATTGGGCCGGGCTTGTACGAGGTTGACCAATTTGAAGCGGTTGCAACGACATATTTATTACGATCGGCTGCACGAAAGCTGCTTTCAAGATTTCGTTGGATGAAAGAAAGTGGACTTGAGGTTCCGGCATACCGTGTTGTGAGATGTGGAGTCAACGTTATTGATCAAAAAAATGGAGTTTCGATTTATCGTGCGATTTCCCACAAACGTGCTCACTTTGGTGGGATTGTGCAATGCGGCAGCATCTGGCATTGCGCTGTATGTGCAAAAAAAATTGCTGTACGCAGGCGCGCTGAAATGCTTATTGCAACAAATAGGATAAACGAGACTGGCGGAGTTTGTGGACTATTGACATGCACGATCCCTCACGCCGCAAGTGATTCTTGCCTGCAGGTGCTTGAGCGTTTACAAAACTTATTTGATCGCTTAAACGCTGGAAAATCAGCTAAAAATTTTAGAAGCAATTTTGAAATTATCGGCCAGATCCGAGCTCTTGAATTTACACGAGGAATTAATGGTTGGCATCCGCACATTCATTCATTGCTTTTTGCAAAAAATCCTCTTTCCTGGATTGAGGTCGGAGATGCGTTATGGAGCCGCTGGGCAAATGCCGCTAAAAAAGTCTACGACTGGAATTTACCACGACTCGCAATTGACGTTCGTGGAGGTTCGTCGGCCGGTGAATATGTAAGCAAATGGGGCCTTGAGTATGAAATCGCTGGCGGTTGCTTTAAGTCTGCAAGAGCGGAATCAATGTCACCATTTGAATTGCTCGGACGGTATGGTGAAGGCAATAAAAGTGCAGGTGAAGCTTGGGTCGAATATGCACAGTCTGTGTCAAGAATGGGCGAAAACCGTATTGAAAGTAGCCGTCAATTAGTGTGGTCGCGCGGCTTAAAAACAAAATTTCAAATATCTGAGTTAACAGACGAGCAAATTGCTGAGCAGCAAGAAGAACCTGCAATTTTACTTGGTTCAGTTAGCTTTGATCAGTGGTTAAAAGTTCTCGGTCAACCGTTTGACGCACGTGTTGTCTTGTTGCAAATAGCAAGCGTCGGAACATTTCAAGACGTAGTTAACTACGTTGAAAACCTTCCAGCCGTGTCGGCTAAAACTTACTTTATGAAAGACTAATCATGTCACTTTTTCTATCAAACTCACGCTTTACCAAACGTACATATCTGATGAATGCATTTGCATCGAAGGGGACGATCAAAGAAACCGGTCAAGTTTATGACAGCACTACATTGTGGCTCATGACGCCACAGAAAAACCCAGGTGGAACTACTGGCCTTGGTTATGAAAGTGTCAAGTGGGGGCTTGCTGATAATTTTGAAAAAATTAAGCATATTAATTTGCTCTCGACTGGCCCGATTGAGGTTGAAGTTGAAATTGAAGAATTGACTCAAGGCAGTGGCAAAGAACAAAAAAAGGTCACAGTTGTTCATAACTTGCGATTGATTTCATTGACTGATGCTGCAAAAGATGTAGCAAAGAAATGAGATGAGTGCAGGCCAAATTTTAAATGTGGTGGTCTGCTCATCGACTGATCCTGGAAGTGGAAACGGGCAAATTTTTGGACCTCTTCAAAGTCCAGTTTGTCCCTCTGGCATGAATACTTATATTGTTTCTTCTTACATACCATTTTCCACTTCACAGGTTGTTTTTGACGGTTTAGCACTACCGTTTGATCCTGCTGTCGCCGGGTCAATTTTTAGTTTTTCGTTCGGAGCGGTTTGTTTTTTTTGGCTGCTTGGACTGAAAGGTTCAGTTTTATTAAGACCTTTTTGGTCAAAATATCACTGATTTTTTATGTTGTACTTTAATTTTTTTTGGAGATTCAAATGAACAAATTTTTGAAAAATGCAGCTGTTGCTGTCGCGTCGTTTTCCGTCGTTGGCATTTCTTTTGCACAATCGGTACCGTCCACAACTGTCCCAACCACTGCCACTGCTTTGGCGCAATCAATTAGCATGTCTGATGCTCAGAGCGCCGGGTTGGTAATCGTTGGTTTGCTGGTTGGCGTCGGCGTCGTGTTGTGGGGCGCGCGACTGGTCGAATCAAAGTTCCGTCCAAAGATTTAATTTCATTTAAAAAAAAAGGGGGGACGCTCCCTTTTTTTAAAAATTTTGGAGGTTAAAAATGGGCTGGTCTCTATTCCAAGACGAGTATGAAAAGCAGTATGACAAAGGGTTTGATGCCGGTGAGCGTGCAAGGAATCGTCAAGATTTGCGAGACTGTTTTGATGAAGGTTTTCAAGACGGCTTTGGCGATTCCGATGATGATGACGATTAATTTTTGATTGTCCATTTGGCGGGGTTTTTTCCCGCTTTTTTTAAAAAAAATTCAGAGGTTTGTATGGACGTACAGTGGTGGTACTTTGCATTTTTTTTAGCCGGTGCCCTGTGCGGCTGGTCTTTTATAACCGGCTGCAGAGGATTTTGAAATGAAAGCGTTTAAATCAATTAGTATTTTTGCACTGTCAGCACTTCTTTCTATTTCCGCCAACGCACAGTCAACTTTGAATGAGCCAGCGTACGCAAATATGCAACGTGCTATGGGCGGCATAATCTCTAACAATTTACAAAGCCGCGGTTTTTCTGCATCTGATCCGCGTATTTACAGCACTTTGTATGGTGTCGGCCAAGCTGCAACTGTAGCTGCGGCGGGGGCTGGTGTAGGTCTCCTTGCCGCTGGTTCCTTGCCGGTTTGGGGCACTGCTCTTGGTATTGCAGCGGCGTCTGGCGTGGTTGGCACTTTGTTTGCTTTGGGCACAGATTCTCTTGTCAAATGGGCTTTTGGCACAGGCACTACGCCGATCACTATTACTGCTCCTGCCGTGGCGACTCCGAGCAATCTTTTAATTCTTGCGCAAGGTGCATCTGTCACTGCAAACAACATTGTGGCTGGCTCTATAAATACTCCTTTCACAATTGTAACGACATCGCCTCCTTACTTTTACGCAGTCACTTATTTTTCAACAACTAATTACGTGAATCCGAATCCAGCGCTTTATTCGCTCGATATGACGTGGACTTACAACAACGTGTTGTACTACGTGTGGCAGACCGCGACAAAACAATCTTCTGCACCGTGTCCTGTCGGAACAACACAAAATGGCACGCAATGCATCGGTTCTGCGTCTGGGACTACGACGACAGCAAATCAGACGATGGCGCAAGCGATTGGCTTACTTTCTCAGACTCAGCTGCAGCAAGCGATTAATACGCAGACGCTCGCTTCGATGCTTAATTTTCTTTGGCAGCAAGCGTCAATGCAGCCAGGATTCTCTGGATTACCGTACAGCACATCTACTGCTATTCAACCGAGCGATGTCACTAATTGGGAATCTCAAACCGGCATCACTCCAACAGTCCAAACACTTGTTACTCCAATTCCTCCAGGCTCTAACGGTTTTTTCCCATCCACCACTACTTCCCCCACTGTTCCGGTTTCACCTGCTGTTTTGCCTAACAGTCCTTCAGTGGCCTCCCCCGGCGGAAGCGCGTCGCAGGTTAATCTTGGTGCTGATCCAGGCATTCCGCCTCCCACCCTCGATCAGCCGCCGAGCGGAATTTTTGCACCAATTCAAAACTTGATGTCGGCTTGGACTGCATGGACTGTCCCGACACACCAAGGCATTTGTCCCACGTGGCAAATTTCGCCGTCCATTGCTGGACATGTTTTTAATATTAATCTTAGTGAACAATGCATCATCGCTGAGAATTGGCGCTCAGCGATTGCCGCGATTTGCATGATTTGTTGGTTTGTCATTGCAGCTTTTATTATTCTTTCAGCATAGAGTGAGTAAAAAAAATGTACGGAATTTTGCTGTCAGCTTTTTATCAAGTACTTGCATTCATTTTCAAACAAATCATTGTCAAATTTGTTGTGATGTTCGCACTTTATTTCATCATCGCAGATTTGCTTAGCTATCTAACAAATTTTATCCCGTCGCCAAGCTCAATGTCAGGTGCTCTCACTGGATTGGACACCGGGACATGGTTTTTTTTAGATTTGATGTGTTTTTCTAGCGGGGCGCCGCTGGTTGTGACTGCGATAGTTTATCGTTTTCTAATTCGTCGTATGCCGTTGATTGGCTAATTTTTTAGAAAGGTGAGCAATGGCGATCAATGTTTACACTGGTGTGATGGGCTCCGGCAAAAGCTATGAAGCCGTCAAAAATGGCATACTCCCAGCCGTTAAAGCTGGACGTAGAGTAGTAACGAACATCAGCGGTGTTAGCTCAGAAAAAATCCGGAAGTTTTTGATAGACGGCGGTGCTGATGCCGAAAAGTTGGGGCATGTTTTGCACGTCTCGAATGAGTCCGTTCTTCAGCCCAATTTTTTTCCGAGTGAACAATCATCGGATTTTAAATTCGACATTCCGCAATTTGTACCGCTTCGCGAATTGAAACATTATGCGGATGAGTACGTGATTAACGCTGGCAAAAGCTTCACGAGGACAGCGTTCCAACTCCTCTTGCCAGAGCTTAAAAAGCTCAATGAACGAGGAATCGACATAGGTTCATGTTTGGTAGAAGCTGCACATCGCGAGAGCAAATTTTTCCAAGCTGAGTGGTTTTTTCATCGATCCACTGGCGAGATTTTTGCAGAGCTACCAGAACTTGGTCCATCTACTGTTCAGCCTGGCGATTTTGTTGTAATTGACGAGGCATGGCGGTACTGGTCTGACAATGACAAACTCACTTCGGAGCATATGAATTTTTTTCGTATGCACCGGCACTATATTTCAAAAAATGGCGTTGCCTGCGATCTTCTCATCATCATTCAAGATTTCGGTTCGTTGAATCGATTTTTGAAAGGTGTATGCCAGCTTGTTTTGATTTTTAATAAATTGAAAGTTTTTGGTTTTTCTTCCCGCTATCGCGTCGAATCTTATGAAGGAAAGCCGTCCAAGCGCACTTTGATTTCAACATCGCCGCTCCAGTCGTACGATAAAAATATTTTTCCGCTTTACCAATCGTATGATGGTGTCGGCGGCACTGAGTCTGTCACTGATGATCGACAAAATTTATTTAAAAACAAATGGTTTTTCGCATCAATTTTTGTTGGGTTTTGTCTCTTAATTTTTTGTGGGCGTTGGTTCTTTAACTACGTATCACGCTTGAGAAATCCACACGAAGCAATTGCAGTTACGTCGCTCGAATCTAACACGAAAGCCATCTCAAATCAGTCTGCTGTTATTCAAAATCCAGCAGAAAAAACGGCGTCAATTTCTGACGTTCGTATTGTTGCCGTGCTTGATCCAAAAATTGGCGAAACGATTGTCATATTTCAAACGTTGGACGGTCGACTCATTCGTCGTCACATGACTGGTGGTGTTATCGATGGTTGGCAGACAGTTGCAGCGTTGGACGGAAAGATGATTAGTTTTAATTTTTCACAGACGACGAAAGCTAAGTGA